AAAATTATGCCTACTTCAAATGTAAGTTATACAGGAGGAGTAGCTCAAAATGTATTAGCCAATTCTCAGTTTTTTAAATACAAGAATTTTGAAATTGATCCTTTATGCACAGATCAAGGAATCTCATTGGGAGCCATGAATTTTTATATGAATGGAAAATTAAAACTTCCCCATCCGGTCTATCTAGGATTTGAACCTAACTATGAATTTCTTCATTATCCTACCTTTAAAGATTATGATATTGTAGATGCATCCCCAGAGGATATATGTCCTCTTTTAAGAAAAGAACCTGTAGCATTGTTCCAGGGACGTTCAGAACAGGGCCAAAGAGGCCTAGGCAATCGATCTTTGCTTATAGACGGTACCAACCCTAAGGCCATTGAAATAATGAAAAAGATTAAACATAGAGAATGGTACAGACCTTTTGCTCCTGCTGTTTTAGAAGAAGAGGCGCCTGAAGATTTTGAAATTAAAGGAGCTTCTCCTTATATGCTTTATGTCTTTAAAACTAAAACAAAACTACCTAATATATCGGCAGTGGATGGGACAGCCAGACTTCAAACGGTAAGTAAAAAAGATAATATTAATTTTTATAAATTGCTCAAAACTTTTAATGAGAAATATAAAATCCCTTTTCTGCTTAATACTAGTTTAAATTTAGCAGGACATACTTTGGTTGAAGACCTAAACGATCTTAAATATATGTTAGATTATAGTCCTTTGAAATACGCTTACCTACCAGACGTAGGTAAATTGGTTATAAATTAATTAAATGAATTTATTTAATTATTTTTATTGGAATAATGTATTTTCACCTAAAGAAATAAAAGATATTAATTCTTTAATATATAAACATAAAGAAAAGAAAGAAGAAAAACATTTAGCAGCTTCTGGGGTAAATAAAACATCTACAGTCTACCCTATTGAATTAAAATATTTAAAAGAAATTTTAAATAAAGCTCTTTTAAAAATTATTGAAAATAATCAAAATCATTATGGTTATGATATTTTTAATTTTACAGATAATCTGTATTTAAATTTTAATATTTATGAAAAAAATCAAGAGTACGATTGGCACAGCGACGCAGAGTATTTTAAAAGTTCAGATATAAAACTTACTGTTTTAATTAATATATCCGATGCAAATTTTTCAGGTGGTGAGTTAAATTTATTAAATAGTAAAAATGCTACAGTTGTACCAGAATTAAATAACCCAGGATCTATGGTTGTTTTTAGTTCTTTTATCTTGCATAAAGTAAATCCTATTAAAAAAGGAACTAGAAAAACTTTAACTATATTTGTAAAAGGATCTGCATTTAAATGAATTTATTTAATTATTTTTGGTATTTTAAATCTGCACTAACGCCTAGATTTTGTGATGAGGTTATTGAATATGCTTTAGCTAAAAAAGAAACCATGGCTGTTACAGGTGGTTTGGGTCAAGATAGAGATTTAAAAAAGAAACCTTTAAACAAAGACGAAATTAGAAATTTAAAATATAAAAGAAATTCAGATGTGGTTTGGCTTAATGATACTTGGATTTATAACGAAATTCACCCCTTTGTTCATCACGCTAATAAAAACGCTGGTTGGAATTTTAATTGGGACTTTTCAGAAGCTTGTCAATTTACAAAATACAAACTTAATCAATACTATGATTGGCATTGTGATAGTTGGGATAAAGGTTATGATCTACCCAAAACCCCTTCTTATGGAAAAATTAGAAAACTGTCCATGACCTGTCAATTAACCGATGGTTCAGAATATTCTGGCGGAGAATTAGAATTTGATTTTAGACAATATGCTCCTCAAATGAGAGATGAGTCACAACATTTAAGGAAAGTAACCGAAATATTGCCTAAAGGTTCTATTATTGTTTTTCCTAGTTTTGTTTGGCACCGGGTTAAACCAGTAACCAAAGGAGTAAGATATTCACTTGTCGTATGGCATTTGGGATATCCATTTAAGTAATGAATATAAACGAATATTTTAAAACTCCTATATGGGCAGAAGATAAACCAGAGTTTGTTAAATCATTAAACAAAGCTAGTGATAAGTATATTAAAGAGGCTAGAAAAAGAGATAAAAAATTAATTAGTGCTAGTGGAGATTTTGGCACATCTCATCATTCCTCTCCATTAACCAGAGATAATGATTTTTTAGATTTCAGAAATTATATAGGTCAAAAGTCTTGGGAATTTTTAGATCAGCATGGCTACGATATGAACCTATATACAACTCTATTTTCTGAAATGTGGGTTCAAGAATTTTCTAAAAAAGGGGGAGGGGGCCACGGAGCACATATTCATGCTAATCAGCATGTATCGGGATTTTATTTTTTAAAATGCAGTGAGAAAACTTCTTACCCTATTTTTCATGATCCCAGAACAGGAGCAAGATGTACTAAATTAAAACTGAAATCAGAATTAAAAGGGGTATTTCACGGGACTGAATTCATTCATTTTAGACCCAAGCCTGGAACTTTAATTATATTTCCAGGATATTTGGAACATGAATACGCAGTCGATCATGGCAAAGAACCTTTTAGATTTATCCACTGGAATATAACCGCTATCCCTAAACAAATGGCTAAAGATGTTTAAAGAAAAAATTATAGATAATTGTATTCCTAAAGAAAAACAAAATTTATTAATTCATCAAATAATAGATAATAAATTTTTTCCTTGGTATTTTAATAAAGATATAACATTTAAAAATGGTAAACAAAAAAGACCATCACTAGGTCATATTTTTATTAATGATAAAAAAGAAAATAGTACAGTAGCTCAATTTATTTCTTCAATATTTTCTAAAATTTTAAAAAAAGACATTATAAAAGGAAGAGTTATATTTCAATTACCTCTTAATACAAACATATTTTCTTATGACACACCCCACACTGATATAGATCAACCCCATCTTGTTTATTTATATTACGTAATTGATGCTGATGGAGAAACAGTATTATTTAAAAATAAAAAACTTTATAAAAAAGTAAAACCCAAACAAGGAAGACTTTTAATATTTGATGGAAGTGTTGTTCACACCGCTTATCAACCTAAAAAAAATATAAGATGTGTAATTAATTTTAATGTAGAAAAGTAATGAGTTTTAAAAAAAATAAATATATAATTATCCGTCAAGCTATTTCAAAAGATATGGCAACTTTTATCTATCATTATTTTTTAATGAAAAAACAGGTTTATGATACCTGTTTAAAACAAAGATATATTTCCCCTTATGAAACTTTATTAGGCCTGTATGACACAGTAGATGAACAGATACCACACACTTATTGTTGCTATGCAGACATCGTCATGGAAACTTTAATGTTGCAGTGTCAACCTATTATGGAAAAGGCCACAGGATTAAAACTTCAACCAGCTTATACTTATGCTCGACTTTATAAAAAGGGAGATAAATTAAGACGACATAAGGATCGATTTAGTTGTGAAATATCTACCACTATGTTTTTAGGAGGAGATCCCTGGTCTATCTTTCTAGATCCATCGGGAGGTGACTTTGTCATTCATGAACACAAAGAAATTCATAAACCCAACGCTCCAAAAGGAATTAAAATGGATCTTAAACAAGGAGATATGCTGGTTTATAGGGGTTGTGAACTAGAGCATTGGAGAGAAAAATTTAAAGGTAAAAATTGTGCACAAGTTTTTTTACATTATAACAATGAGAAAACTTCGGGTTCGTCACAAAACCGTTTTGATAAACGACCTCATTTAGGCCTGCCTGGTTGGTTTAAAGTCAGGTTGCCCGCTCCTAAAAAATAATATATATAGAAGTCTGGCATGGGGGATTTTTCCACCACAAAGGTCTTCTATGCCTACCTATTCCTATAACTATACCAGCCTGTAGCTATGTATTTTGTTTCTGTTTTAGAGGGTATTCCTCTATGAGTAAAAGTCCAATCGGCTCCCCAAATTAAAGTTAATCCGGTTTCGGGTTTTACTTTTAATTTTTGATAATAAAATTCTGTTTCTCCGCCGTCTCTAACATCATTAAGATAAGTCATAAATGCTAGATGTCGATAAACAGTTACAAGACTAGATCTTTCACAATGTTTTACAAAATATCCCTCCTTAGGCTTATATTTTTGTAAGTTCCAAGACTCGGTCATGCCCCATTCATCTTGGTGAATATGACAATACTGGTATTTCTTTTTATACTCTTCAACAACTTTAGTTAATTCTTTATAATAATTCCTGATTTCTTTATCGCGATTTCTAATATCAATCTTAACGTCTGTAGATAATTTTTGTTTTATATTAACTCCCGTTTCCCCCGTTTCTAAACCTAAAACACCTTCTTTTTTATGCGGAGAATTTTCAAAATATTTTATTAGATCAGTACATACATTTTTATTTATATACCAACCCGCTATAAAATGAATTTTTTTATTAAT